GTTACATTACAAGGAACAGGTGATTTAACACCACAAACAGTTTAATTTAAACTAATAAAAATGAAAAAGGTAGACATTGGCGGTCAAGAAAGACCGATTAGATTTAGTTATTTAGCTTTAAAAGACATTTGTAATAAGTGTGGCTTAAAGTTAAACGAAATGAATCAGTTAGGGTCAGAGATTGACCACATTGGGATTATTGCATATTTTGGATTAAAGTATGGTGCTAAGAAAATTGGCGAACCATTTAAGCACAAGATTAGCGATATTGAAAATTGGCTTGACAATGAGGACTTCTCAAAAATCAACGAAATATTTGAAGCCTTCCAAATCGACCAACCTCAGAGTGAGGGAAAGTAGTTGAGGGGGAGGAAGTTGATGAACAATCCGGTGAGATTGATTGGGATAGACTCGAACAAATAGGTTTAGGCAGGATGGGGCTGAGTTATGATGAACTTTATAACTTAACCCCTAGAGCCTTCAACAATCAACTACAAGGTTTTAACGACTATCAAGAGCAGTTGATCCAGGATCGGTGGGAACAAACAAGGTTAATAGTACATTCCTGTTTAGCACCACATAGTAAGAAAAAGTTGAAACCAACAGAGATACTCCCTTTCCCTTGGGATGAGAAAAAGAAGTCAAATAAAAAGATAGCCTCTAGAGAACATATACAATCTGTTATAGAAAAATACGAAAAATTAAAACTTAAAAAGTAAAATGGGTTCATTAAAGACTATATCGATAATTGTAGCAGCCAATATAAAAGGCTTAGAGGCAGGTTTAGGGAAGGCTAACAAGTCTTTAAAGTCTTTCGCTTCAAACGCAGCTAGGGTAGGTTCTACGTTATCTTTTGGTGTCTCAGCTCCATTAACCGCTTTAGGTAAATCTGCCTTTGATACATTCTCTCAGTTTGAGAATAGTATGACTAAGGTGATGACTGTCACCGGGGCTACTGCCGAAGAGATGAAAATGCTTACTTCGGAAGCCAAACGATTAGGTGCAACTACACAATTTACCGCTGCTCAAGTCTCTGATTTACAATTAACATTAGGTCGTAAAGGTTTCGACCCTACCGCCATTAAAGAGATGGAAGGGTCTATCTTAGACTTAGCCCTTGCAACTGGAGAAGATTTATCTTTAGCTGCTAATACTGTGGCATCATCTTTAAATGCCTTTAACCTAGAAAGTACAGATTCGGCTAGAGTAGCTAATACACTAGCTAGTGCTGCTGCAAATTCATCTATACAACTTAGTACATTTTCTACTGCTTTCGGTCACGCAGGAGCTTCAGCCAACGCAGTAGGTGTAGATATAGAAGAGTTGTCTTCAATGATGGGTGTCCTTATGGATAATGGTATCAAAGCATCCAAGGCAGGTACAGGTCTAAGGAAAGTGTTTATGAAAATGAATGAGGAGGGAATCCCATTCAAGGAAACACTAGATGACCTTGCTAGTGGTAGTATGACCCTTAACGAGGCACAAGAATTAGTAGGTGTTACCGCAGCTAACCAGTTATTAATATTATCTCAAAATAAAGATAAGTTAGCTGAACTTACTGAAGAATACAAAACTAACACCGGCAGACTAGACGAGATGGCTACGGCAATGGGACAAACATCCTTTGCTAAAGTAAAAAAGATGGAGTCGGCTATAGAGGGTTTAAAATTAGAATTAGGAGCTCTTATCTCAGATATGATTACACCCTTAATAGAGGGTATAACAACCTTGGCAGGAAAATTTGCTAAGTTAGACGAAAACACACAAAAGACAATAGTTGTAATAGGAACTTTAGCCGCTTTACTAGGGCCTATGTTACTTGTTGTAGCCGGTCTTAGTGCTGCATACATTGGATTAGGAACAGTCTTAGCCGCCCTTACAAGTCCTATAGGATTGATTATAGCAGCTCTAGCCTTAGTTCCAATAGCAATAAAATACATACTAGACAATTGGGAAGCATTTAGGGAAAGATTTACCGATGTGAGTTGGTGGAAAAACACTATGCTTAGTATTATACAAATACTACTCACCCCATTTGATAAATTTGTACAAGGATTTCAAAAGTTATACGACTTTATAGGAATAAAGTCACAGGCAATAAATCCATTTGCAGGTTGGAAAGAAGATATAGAAAACGCTAAAGAAGAGACTAAAGAATATAAACACGAATTTGGATCACTAACCGATTCTATCAAAGGTGGTTTAGATAATCTTGATATAAAACTCCCTAATTTATTTGGTGGAACTGACTCAGGTATGCCTAGTTTAGGTTCTTCTGAATCTACAGGAGAAGAGAAAAAAGAATTCGTAGCATCACCATTTGACTTCCAAGACGAATATAAACAATACTTAGCAGATTTAGAGTCAGCTAAAGCAGCTACACAAAGATTTAATAACGCTATTAAGGAGTTTGGAGAACAGACTGCGTTATCTTTTGCAGATTCATTTGCTGACGTAATAGTTAGTGGTGAAAACTTATTTGAAGGATTGGGTAATATATTTATCGAATTAGGTAAGATGATGTTAAAGATGATTATCAAAGCATTAGTATTATCTGCTTTACTTAAAATGACAGGTCTAACAAGTATTGGTGGATTCGGTGGAGATGGAGCAAGTGGATTCAAAGATATTTTAGGTCAAATGATGGGCGGAGCTTTTGCCGATGGAGGTAAACCACCTGTGGGTAAAATGAGTCTTGTGGGAGAAAGAGGCCCTGAGTTATTTGTTCCTGGATCAAGCGGAACAATAATACCTAACCACGCTTTAGGTGGCGGTGGAGGTACAGTTATACCTGATGTAAGAATATCAGGTGATGATTTGTTGATAGTTTTTGATAGAGCAAGTAGAAGAAAAAATAGAAGGTAAGCGGATATGGCAACATATAATAAGTATAGACATACTACTATAAAAGGTGAACTGGGTACAACTTGGTATGTAGAGATTCACAAAGAAGGTTTTTCAGGCACATCAACTGAGATGACTTTAGAAGGCGAAGGTTTTGAAGTTACTTGGAATGGTCAGGGTTCTACTAGAGATAGAATATTTTTAGGTTCAGAATGTGTTCTAAATTTTATAGTGCAGAATGATGATGATGAAGCTGACTTATACGACATATTAGATAGTGGATTTAAAAAATATTTTATAAGGGTATATAAGAACTTTAGTAGTACATCAGGAATATGGTGGTTTGGGTGGATTCAACCCGGCTTTGATGTGATAGAAAATTCACCATATCCTTATACATCTAGAATTACATCTACAGATTCTTATGGATATTATGACAAACAAGGTATTTCCTTTTTTGATGACGAAGATGACAAGCAAGACAATTACAATATTGCTCGTGTATTTTCAGATTTTATACAAAACACAAATGTAGCAAATACGAACTTAGTGGTAAATCCTAACTTTGACTCTTCTACAATAAATAAAGGGTGGGATATACTTTCAAATGACACCATTTCAGGTAATCTATTGAATATAAACGGACAATCTGGAACTAGGAAACCATTATCTTGCGAAGGTAATACTTTAATACCGGGAGAGAAATATGGTGCAAATATAAAGGTGACTAGCTATACTACAGGTACGTTAATCATTAAAGATGGTGGTGGTAGTAGTGCAACACTAGGAACTATTACATCGACAGGAGTTAAGAACTTTAATTGGGTTCAGTCAGATAATTCAACTCAGTCACCACCTGAATCTAATGGGTTTCGTTTATTTACAAATGATGGGTTTACAGGTGTTATAGAATATGTTTCGGTTTATAGTCGAGAGGATGTGCCTTTACCTTATTCAGCTCCATATATGAAAACGGCAATTGATTGGCATACTGCCGCAGATGCTAGTTCATCTCAAGACGATGCACAAAAGTATTATATTTGTAAAGGTGCATTTGCTAATAACAGTAACTTTCCCTTTGAATATAAAGAGTCAGATGCCTTTAAAGAAGCCTTAAAGATATTTAATTGCGTAGGGTTTTTATCAGATGGTTCTTATAACTTTATGCAACCAAACCATTACGTTGATAATACTGCCGGAACTAATACTATTTATAAATATTACAGAAATTTTCCAGACAACTTCCCGGCAACAATTTCCTCTAATTTAACAATAGACCAGTCAAATAATAGAATACTAGGTGGGTCTAGCTTTACTTATGAAGCTCCATTTAAGAGTGTAAGTACAACATTTAAATCGGTTTCTTCTGCTTTCTTCTTACCTTCTAACATTGATATAACTGACCCTAACTTTACTTATGGAGGTCAAATTATAGCGGATCAAGATTACAAATTAGAGTGGGACTCTACATACATAGAGACAATTCCTGAAGCCAACTTTACTCTTGGTGTACTTGATAAGTTTCACTCTATATTCCAAACATTTAACTCCTATATAACCATAAAGGCCACCTCGTCTTCAGGAGATAAATATCTAACTTTAAATGCGAACGGCTTAGATTTAGAATGGTCTAACACAGAAAAACAAATAGTATTATCTAGAGGCTTACTTAGACAACCTGCTACAAATGCCACATCAAGCGTTTATAGTAATACATTTAACGAGTCAACAGTTACAGGGGCTTTAAAAAATGCAGGAGTCTTTGGTCCTTCTGCCTATTTAGACTATAAAAATCCGGACAACATTATTAAGGTAGACCAACCTGATGCTTCTAATAATAACGAATATAAGTTTAGACAACACTTAAAGTTTAACTTTGACATACCTCAACTTGCAGATACTAGCAATATATTTATTAAAGTAGATACTACTATTGATTACAGAGCTTATAATCCCGGTGGTCGTGGTAGAACCTATTTAATAAACCCAAATACCCAAAGCGGTATAACTAAAAACTCAACTACAAGAGAGATAAGTTTAGAGGTAGAAGAAACCACATCAGCAGTAACAAACGAGGCTAGATATACTGAAAGTCAATCAAGTAATACTGCTACTGAAAGTTTTGAGTTGTCGGATGTAAAAATAGGTGTTACAGAGACTGACGCAACATATGCTTTAACTGACATTAACAATGAATCTGTTACTGCATTATTTCAAAGAGGTTCAGATACCGCAGGAGCAGAAAACTTTACTCAATTGCTTGTTAAAGAGTTTCTAGAGCTTCAAAAAAGCCCATTAAAAATACTCCAAGCGGACATCCAAAGCAACAACATATCTCCTAGAAAAATAATAAAGTATTCTCTTAACGATGATGGAGTGTTTGATTATTATATGTTTTTAGGTGGAACATTAAAGGCTGAAAGTGAAATTATGAGCGGTGAATGGTTTAGAATAAAAGGTGATTAATTATGGGTAAATCAATAGAAAAAATATCAAGCGATGTATCATCTTTAAATGGTGCAATTAGAGAGCTTAACGGAAGGGTTGACCAAATATTAACGGACCAATCTTACGGACTAACAGATTCATCTTTAGCTGAAGGTGTAGATTTATCTGTAATATCTTTACAGGAAAACATAAGAGGTACAATAGAACAAGGTTCTGTAGTTATATTAGCCTATCCGGATGGCTCTAATCCATTATTGATAGAAAACACTTATGGTAATCAACCGGCAACTGGCTATGAAGATGACTTTATAGTTAAGTTAGGTGGTGTTGGTACTACTATATCGCCAACGGTAGACTACCCAACAGGCTCTATTATATATCAGGCAAACTATTCAACAGTTGGAGGTGGAACAACCTCACCTGCCGGTGATGGAACAGGGGCTAACTTAAAACCTGTTCAATATAATGATAATGGTAACTTTGCAGCAGACCAAGGTTTTTACTACAACCCAAATGGAGACACTCTTTATGCAAATAATATTATTGCCACAAATTCAGGATCAGGAAATGATAGTATATTTTCAATGGCTAACATTGGTGCTTTAGGTGATATAGAGGCAACAGGTAATATTCAAGGAACTAATTTAACTTCAACCGGTACAGTAACTCTATCAGGCTTAACTGCTATTAATCAAACCGATGTAGTTAGTATTGATACTAGCACAGGTCAATTATATACACAAACACCCCAAGCAGCCGGAGCTTCTTACAACCTACAATTTAAAGACCACGCAACAGGTGGATTTGCAGGTGCGTCTTTAGTTGACTACGTTCCCGCAGCAACTCCTTATCTTAATATAGCTTCAGAGCTTCGTGTAGATGCTCCATTAGGGACTACTACTATTAAGTTTACTAACCTACCCACAACGGCTCAAACTAATGTGATTGGTATTGATGGTAGCGGGCAGTTGTACGAGCAACCTACGGAAACAAGCGGTGGCCCAAACTACTCTGTTCAGTTTAACGATAGTTTAGGTGGTTTTGATGGAGAGTCCTCTTTTACGTATAGCCCTACAAACAACACACTTTCTTGTGCAAACATAGACTCATCTTTTAGTGGCTCTTATGGTGATATAAAAGGAAAACTAAAAGGTGATAATATTGGTACGGGTATATATGCTACTGGCTCTGCAAAGTATTGGTATTTGACTCCATACGACTTTTTAGGTGCAACCTCAGGGTCAGGTATTCTAACTAGTTCAGGGAATTATATGATGATGCCTAGTTCAAATGCTTTTTATATGGTTTCAATACAAATTCCAGTAGGGTATAAACTTGTTAAAATATTTATAAAAGGTAATATTGCAAACTCTTTTAGTGTTCAGAGTTCTAGTTGGAGTTCTATATTTGGAGGAAGTTTCGGAAGTGGAACAGTTAATACTGAGTTAACTTTATCAACTCCAGTAAATTCAACAGAGGGTAATTACATAACATTAAGCATAAATCCATCAGGTTCTTATAACAGAATATATGGTGCTAGATTAACACTAGAGGAAATTTAAAAATTAAATATTATGGATCGCAATACAACAGAAGTAGCAATAGCACAATTTACGGCACTAGGTCTTAGCCTGTCCGATGTGGAAGAATCTTTACAGATTACTTCTCTTGTGTTGGCGGTTACATTTGGTACATATAAATGGGTAGCAGAAATTATTAAGATTAGAAACAAACGTAAAGGAGGGAGGAAGTAGGTTTTACCGCTACCTTTTCCCCTATTTCTTCCTTTCCCTTTACTAACTAAAAAAAAAGTTATGCAAGAAGTTTTAAGTTATTTACTAAGCAACGGAGCTGAGTTATTATTATCTGTTTTAGCTACTGCTAAAGTAATTGTTAGATTGACACCATCTGTAAAAGATGACAAGGTGTTTGGATTGATAGATGATTTAGTTGCTTTCTTCATTAAGAACAACGAGAAAAAAGATAAAGAATAATTATGGCTATATTTAGTAAAATGGCAGCCAAAGGTATATTCGCAATAGTACCTGAAATGTTTAAAGACCACAAAGGTAAATGGTCATCGAAAAGAACTGTATCGGGTGTACTAGCCGTAGCAGCAGTAAGCAATATCGATACACAAGGAATCACTTGGGAAACGCTTTGCCTAGCTTTAATTGCGGTATTACCGCTTTGCTTTATGGGTGAACCAAAATCCTGTAGTTGTGATAAAAGTAAATTACATAAAATTTTTAACAAAAATTAATAGGAGGATGAGGGCTTATCTTAACAGGGTAGACGAATCAAATGAACAGACTCTAGGCTATCTTACTTTGTATGATGGCTTAGAGAAAGTTTTTGAGTGCGTAACTTTAGAGTTACCTTGGAAAGCTAATATGAGAAATGTTAGTTGTGTTCCAAAAGGTGTTTATAAAGTTGTGCCTAGAAAATCGCCTAAATACAAAAATCATTTTATATTAGAGGATGTTCCCAATAGAAAATTCATACTTATTCATCAAGGAAACTATAATACCGACACAAGAGGGTGTATTCTTGTTGGCAGTAGGTTTGGAAAAATCAACAATGACACCTTGTTGGATATTGCAGCATCTCGAAGGACTCTCCTTGAGTTACTGGAAACAACCAAAGGAAACGGATTTGAACTAATCATATCTTAATCGATTTGCCTACACTACCAAAAGCTAGAAGAAACCCAACTCCCCGGAGAAAGACTACAGAGTCTTGGGGAGGAGATACGTCTTTTTATGCAGGAGCAAAGTGGAGAAAGCTACGAAAGTGGTGGGTTAACAGAAACCCTCTTTGCGTTGAATGTGAAAAGAAGGGTAAGGTAGTTGGGGTACAAGTAGTGGATCACATTATACCGATTAAGCAAGGCGGTGCTGAATTATGCTCAGATAACCTTCAGTCTCTATGTCACTCTTGCCACAATAGAAAAACTAGGTTAGAGAATAGTAAGAAAAAGAAAACTGAAGATGGGAAAAAAGAAGAACAGATATAGAAGTGGATATGAGAGGGATGTTTGTGGTGAACTTGACAGTCTTAATGTTGATTTTGAATATGAGACTAGAAATCTTTACTACGAGGTTTCAGAGCAAAGAAAATACACTCCGGATGTAATACTACCTAATGGTATTATATTAGAGCTCAAAGGTAGGTTTACCGCAACTGATAGAAAAAAAATGCTATTGGTTATTAAACAACATTCTGATTTAGACATTAGAATGGTATTTCAAAGACACACAAATAAGTTATTTAAAGGAAGTAGAACGACCTATTCTGAATGGTGTGAGAAACACAACATCAAATGGGCAGATAAACAAATACCAATAGAATGGATAAAGGAAAGCAAAGTAAAAGTGCCGAAGAAGTAGCGGAAGAGGTATTCGGTAACTGGATTCAGGACTTAGAAGACAAAGACCAACCCGAAGCGTGTAGCATCGATGATGAGGATTGCGAGGCTTGTGGGAGTTAAAGGAGAGGGGGACTATTTGTCCCCTTCATTAGTTATATTCCATTCGTATGTAAATGGCTTTTGTTCCTCAAGTTCTATTAACTTCTCTAGGTACACGGCTATGTCCATAGCCTCCTCTTGTGCGTGTTTTAGCCACTCTAAGCGATTCAAATCTTGTCGCTCCATCGTAACACCATATTTCTCTTTACCTATCTCAGAACGCTTTAAAATCTTAAAGCACACGTTTTCTTCTATACTACTCATCTCTCTTTAATTATATCGTAAAACACAGGATCTATCTCTTTGATTCGGGCTTGTATTCTTTCCCAAGCCTCCTTGACCTTACTATCATCGCCTATGTCTAGTTTGCTACCTGTACCCGAATTGGCTACGTTAGATGTGTTCTGTTGCAACAACTTATCTATCTTAGCTCTGATAGCCTTATTGTCGTTGTACCTTGGTGTGAGTTTCTTTTTCGTCATAATTTTAGTTTATTTATAGTCCACAATATCCGCTATCACATTCGCTAAAATCATCAAAAGATAATTCAGCCTGAGGGTTGTAATTCATTATTTCCTTAAAGGTAACATCTTTTCTAAAAGTTTTAGGTGAATGAACCTCTTCCATTTTAGCAAACCACTCTATCTTATTTGGATGTTCTTGATACATTTTATTTAAAAACATAGGGTTTCTGTGAAAACAACCCACGCAATTGTTATAGTATCCTTTCGGGAAGTGAATATCTTTATTTCCCTTCCAATACTTTTGTATCTCCCTATTATCTATTTTGTTGTCAATTAAAGGGAAGCTCGGCTTTCTCCATTCTACTAAACCCCATTTATTTCTATCACCAGATTTACCTACAACTATTTTTATCTCCTCATTACCGTTATCGTTTAATCTATTTAGCATACTATTTTGCCTACGCTCCTCTCCGTGCCTAAAACCTATTCTCATATCGCATACTTCATTTATATTTTTCTTCCAATAGTCAAATATAGGAATCATTTTTAAATGGGTAGTGCAATACCTAACCATAAGTCCCGGAAGGTAACCGCCTTTGTAATCAATAACATCTTCAAAAGTTTTACCGGTTACCCAATCTATATCAATTTTTTCTGATAATTGTAGCATTATTTTTATAATGTGATCCTGTTCAGGAGTACCTACAAATTCACATCCAATTTTATCTGATACAATTTGTCTTACTTTAGAATCAGGATATATACAAGATTTATCTTTAGTCCTTACTAAACTGAATACATTATAATCTGCCGGATAATTTAATGCTATATAACTTGATGATTTACCTCCACTTAGTGAATTGACTGTTTTCATATATTTTTGTTTGGTTCATAACAAATGTAAATAAAAAAAAGGAAGAATCAAAATGACTCCTCCTTTTCCAATTAACCAAACAATGAAAACCAAGTTATGAACTACTAAATCACAACACAGGTCAAATATACAAAACTTTTCCTTTATCGTAGTCTAAAAACGTAATATATTTATAAATAAAATTTCTTCTACCAAAGTCAGTTGTTTCGGGCATAGTTTTCCAAAACCATTTATCTATACTAACCTTATTCAGATTGTAGATAAGTACACTATCATCATCAAAGAAGTTTAGATACAAACCTTGTGATGCTTTTTCGTTCTTAGTACGCTTTAGTATTCTCTCATACTTGTGCATCTCCAATAGTATGCCCTCTCTATACTTATCCCTTGCAAAGTCTAAAGTAAAGTTTCTTTGCTTCATCTCGCAATAGAACTTCCTGTCATCCCACTCGTAAGTAAAATCCCAAAAATCATACTTTCCCTCGGAAGGGACACAATCAATTTTATACTTACTAGCGAATCGGTCTAACAAGTCTAGTTCTTTTTTAGTCACCCTTATCTAATTTAGTTAATATATCTAGCTCTTGCTTCAACTCTATCACAGCGTTCGCCATCTCAAGTTCCCTAGCGTTAGCTAACATCTTCTCTCTCTTATATGTTTTCATCATAGTATATACATATGTAAAAGCAAAAGCACTTTCCTCAAAGACGGTCAGCCTAGGCTTGAGTTCATCCGCCCTAGGGTGGTCCTTAAATTGCTTATACATCTTAACTACCTCTGCTTGATGTGCTATAAACTTATCTAGGCTCTCTAACTCATCCATACTAGGATCAGCCTCCCTAAGTAAATTTATTGCTTTCATTGTTATTTCGTCTGCCATAGCTCTATTTTAAATAAATCTTCTTAAATATCTCTACCATAACATCAACGGTTATAGAGTTACCTGCTTGTTTGTATAACTGGCTATTAGAACACACCTTCTCCGCTTTACGCAAATCTTCGTCACTAAACCCTTGCAATCTCCAACACTCTAATGGTGTCAACCTTCTTATCCTCGGAGTGTTTATATTGTGACTTCTGTCACCACCTAAATTAGCCATAAGAGCAGGTGAAACTCCATCAATATCATAAATTCTATTCTGCTGATATGGTTGAACACCCCCGGACTCTTTACTTGGATTTACTTGTACTACCACATTATCCTTTTGTACTGATGTAAGTGTATTGGTGTATTCTTGACTATTTAGTTCTAGCCTTTGTTCTGTCTCCTTTTTGTCAGTATCATCTTTATAACGACCTCTGATAGCACCCATAACTAACTCTACTGCCTGAAAGTTACCTGTATCAACACAATAAGACAGGCCATCTTCTCTAGTCAAATGTCCCGATCCACCATTTCCGTTTTTACTTGTTCTGCCGTAAAGACTGTGTGTGATAACTTGAGTTTCAATAATCGTGTTATCTGTAGGGCATAGAGCTGCATTTGCTCTAAGGCAATTAGCTACACCGCTACCATCTTTTGGTTCAAATTTAAAACCTGTACCTTTTTCTTCGTGTCTTGCTTTGTGCTTGTAAAACCCATCAATCATTTTTTTACTCAAGTAAA